TACCAATCTGACCCATAACATCAAAGCCTCGCTCACCTGCTTGTAAGGCCATTGGTACTAATTGCTGAGCCTGTAGTGCAAGCTTCTGCTGATCTAATGCTGCTTGGGCTAAGGTTCGTTGAGTGTTGCGATCAATCTCCCCACCTAATAGACCAAGACCTTCTTGACCTTCGCTGCCACCATACTGACCTATTGCTGTACCTTGCTGAAACAAAGGAACGGCTTGCCTTTTAAACTGAGTCCCTGCTTCCTCTAAGATACTCTCCATCTGGTTTTGGAAAGCAGAGTTATTCTCAAGGTCACGTACCATCAGCAAGTTCTGAAGCTGAGACTGCTGAGTATCAACCAAATCAGTCAAGCCACCTGTAGGGCTGTACATATCAAGCAAACCCTGCTGAGCCTGTGCTATTAATGGATCTTCCTCAGCAAGCTGTGTACCTTGATAGATACCTTCAACGCCTTGATTGTATAGATTAGTAGCACCTTCTAAACCAAGGACAGCGCCTTCACGCAGCTCGTCACTTAGTCTACTTTGCTGTTCTGATTCTACTGTTGTTTTACTACCGCCGCCTGACATGTTAAAACTCCTTAATCATTAATACTCTGTCACAAGAATAATCAGGAAGCAGTTTAAGCCATCCTTTCCTACCTTGTATTTCAATTCCATCTAACCCTTTTGACTTAGACCACTCTTCTATTTCGCTAATTAAATGTACCCAATCTTCAGCACCATCACCACCTAGTAGATGTATAAGCAATCGCTTAGTGGTTGGGTATGTAATAAGATTAGTCACTACAATACCTACTACATCTTCATCAGTAATTAACCACAGTTGGCTATCACCTTTCTGAATATTAGTTAACACGCTTTCAACAGTTACTTCAGGTGCTTTGACTAATACCTTATTCAAGTAATGTAATACTTTATCTTTGTTACTAATCAGTTCATCTATTGTAGTAACTCTTGTAACCTTATACGTCAATGGCTTTACCTGTTACGTTTACATCTAATGTATCAAAGGTTACATCAGTTGTGCCTGTTGTTAGGTACATCTTAACAGTGATTACTTGCCCTGCGTTTACTGTACCATTAGAGGTAAAGCTTATAGGTAAATAGTCAGAGCCGCTGAAGTTCATGGTATGTAAAGTACCTGCCACTAACGAACCGTCTAAATAAACACCAATAGCCGCAGGTGAACTACCACCACCATGTCGTTTAATGTTAGCACTAAAGGTTAATGTATACTTACTGTCTGACAGGAAAGTAATAGTACCTGCTGAATGACTAGAAGTAATACCTTCTTCATCTGCCCTTACAGTGTCATAAGCTGTAATAGTAGTGGGAGTAGTACTAAGAGCCATAGTAGCTCCTGATGTAGCTAGGAACATACCTGTCTCGTGTGTCTCGCTAATACCGCCTAAGAACCTAGCAATACGCTGTAGCTCATTGTTTATATAGACAGGATATGCTTCCATGTCCTGCGGTGGAGGAAGAGGCATATACTCAAGTCTCATTCTGAACCCTCTGTACTGTACTCAATACTGTATCCAGTTAATGCCCAAATATCATTACTAGCAGAATCTACTTTAACACCTATGTACCTGCCGCTTTTACGGAAGTTAGCTTTGTAGTCTTGTCCTATTACAAAAGGATGAGGAGCAGACCACGACACACCTTCACCTTGGCTGTTCTCTGTACCTACAGATATGTTAACTGTACCTTCACCTACAAAGTGTGGATAAATAGCGTTAACATACTTGTATCCTTTGTCATCTCCAAAGTCTATTCCTACTCTTTCAAAGGTACTTACATATGTAGTGCTTCCATTAATTGTAAGCCCTGTATTACCTTTGTAGAACTTAGGTGTATCATAACCTACAATAAATAAACTCTTAGCAGATGGGTTAAAACGCTCCTCTCCCCAGATCGTAGAATCTTCATCCCAGTATCCTGTATCATTATCCCACGTAGAAGGATCTGTTGCTGCATCGGCAACTACTCCTGTAGAAATATAAGAAACACCAGAGATATCACGCTCAGCCCATTCGTCAACTTCCCAGTTCCATACTAGTGCTTTATTGGCAGCTCCGTTTGAGCTGTCCTGTGTAGGGAAGTAAACCCAAATCTCTTTACGAGGTACATCAGCTACGCATTTAACCTTGTCTACATGATCAGGATTGATTTGAGTATACAGGCTTTTAGCTACCTTGTTAGTAATAACAGACTTCTTAGAAGTACCATCATGTACATATACATCACTGACACCTACAACAAAGTGTTTCCCGTCAAACTCAGTAACACAATCACGAGAAAGAATACCCGTATCGTCACTAAAGACTTTCCTAAATGAGAATATAAAGTTACCGCCTATGAACTGCATAGCCCATACTGCGTCACTCTTGTATATAAAGAACGTATCATTGAGAGCAAGACCATCAATACAACGACCTGCTGTATCTGGAAGAATGTTATAACCTGCCTGTACAGCAGGGTCTACAGGATCCCATGAAGTAGGTACGCCGCCTAAAGGTGCTGTATCGCTCCACTTAACCATAGAAGGATACGGCTCACCTGAAGCATTAAATACATCCAATGCAATTAAGTAATTCTTAAATGGCCGTACTACTCCCGCAGTCCAACCTGTAGGCCATGCGGTCAAGTCTGCCATCTTGCTAGAATTAGGAGAATAGAACTGAGGAGCATCTGTCCTGTTGTTCATTATCAATGCACCGTTAAACGTAGAAGATGTCCAACCGCTGTCAAATGTTCCAGTGTAGTCTACGTCTGATCCTCCAGACTGACGAGTTAGGTTAACATTGGTATTACCGTCTGTTCTGTAAATCTTATCTTCACTAGCATATATCCAGTAGGAATTAGTATTATCTGTCCAAGGAGCAGCAATAATAGGAGTAACAGCAGGTGTAGCATATATTTCTTGATATCCTAATGATCTATTGCTTCTGTGATTAGCAAAGTCAACATTATCTACTGCACTCCATGTTTCATTAGGTAGCTCATACGGAGACAGGTCAATGTTAACCCCTCGCGGTCTTGATATTTCTACCTTCTTATATGCCATGATTAAGCAGTCCTTTTCCAACGATAAACAATAGCATATGGAGGCATGTTCTCGTGTGCGCTGCCACTACCTGCGGTTCCAGAAGTTCCGCTTATAGAGTGATTATGGCTTGCGTCTAGGTCAATCTGATTAGGTAAGTTCTGAGCGCTAGGAACACCATCAGAATTAACATGACTAGCAGTTCCAGAGTTTGAAGTAGAGGCAATACCGCTTGCAGTTTTAGCCCTTACTTTCATAGTAGGACTGTTATCGTCCGTAAACTGGAAGCTACCTGTTAGAGTTTCAGTATCTGTTGTACCGCTAAACGAGTGATCGTGACTTGGCATCTGTGCGCTAGTTAAAGTTACAGTCTTAGAACCACCAGTATCATTAATATTGTCAAAGTCAGTATCAGTACTATCTTGACCTACAGTAACTTTACCGTCACCATAACGCACCCATGTAGTCCCTGCAAACAAAGTATTAGGAGAGGTGCTAGATGTTGTTTCATAGATAGAACCTACAGGGTAGACCAAATCATATATACTAGAAGCCCCTCCAGTAATAACATTAAGGTCTGCTGCTGTAGCTGTAACTGCCGCTGATCCAAGATAGGGAAACTGTGCTTGCAAGACTTCTTTCAATAGACGAATATGATTATCACCTTGAGCCTTGCTGTCAGTTCCTCGCGGATACGTTGCCACTAAGTCAGTTATGTATGTTGCTGTTTCAAGTCCCATTATAGCCTCTTATTTATTTCCTATATTTAGCTGTCTTCTTAGCTATCTTCTTAGGCTGCCTAGATACTTGCTTGCCAGCCTTAGTGTCTTTACATTTCTTTCTGCTTGTCTTTGCATACTCTTTAGCAGATAATGCTTTTCTTGCCTTCTTAGGTAGGTAGCGTTCACAAGTAGCTTTCTTACCTTGAGTACTATTCTTACCTGACTTGGTACCCCACTCTTGTTTAGTCCACTTCTTCAAACTCTTTTGTGATTTCTTTAAGGCCATTACTTGTAGCCTCCGCCTGCTGCTTTATATTGCTTGGCTAACATCTGAGCTTTCCTTGCAGACCATTGACCTGCCTTACCTCCTTTACTTCCTGCTTTGATCTTGTTAAACAAGTTCTTTCGCATGGTAGGCTTAGTGTAGTTACCTGCTTGGTTTACAGTGGACTTTCTTTTCTTAGTAGCCACGCTTCTTCCTCTTCTTGCTCTTTGCTGCTCTCTGCCCTCGCTTAGGTAGAGGTTTCTTCTTGCCTTTACAACTACATGACTTATGCATTTTCTTACCTCCTAGATTTAGCCCCAGAGCATTTCCAACGCTTACGTGAAAGATTGTTAGGAGTGTTAGGATCGTTCTGCTTCTTCTTAGACAGACGCTTCTTAATTCCAAGACTACGAGCGCAATAGCTATCTCCCTTAGAAGTCCCTGGTTTTACTCTCGGCCCTCCTCCTTTAGCCTTACCTGCTTGACCATAGCTAACCTTCTTACCACTAGCAGTGATCTTTACTTTGGCTTTACCTTTACGAGGTTTCCTAGTAGCCATTACTTATCCTCATCTTTTGTTTCATTAACAATAGCTTGTACTGTATCCGATTCATATATACGAATACCTAACCATATAATAGTTAGTAAAGAAGCTGTGGGCGGTAACCAAGCCGCTAACGATAATATAGCAGTAGATACTGCGGTAATATCTAACATTTCTTTTGTTTGCTCATCCATTAGTCTGACCTATAATCCAAGAAAACACAGAGTAAACACCCATAGCTAAGATAAGTATTCCTGTAATCTGAACAGTATTCCAAAACACTGCCTTACGTCTACGCTCTTGTGCGTATATAGTCTTTTCTCTTTGCTCCTTAATCTTCCTACGTAACTCGACCAACTCTTTGTAACCATTCGGCCCGTAGGAGTACATCAGGAGTTCCCTGAGTTCTTTCTCTTGCTGTTGTATCTTCTTTTGGTGAGCATATACCTGCATTGCCTCTTGCTCAACAGACTGTGATGCAACAATCTTCTTAAACAAGGGCGGGTTTTCTGCTCTTCTTTGACATTCATTTAAATCACTTACTGCCCCGTACCACCGTCCTACCTGACCCAGTGTATCCTCTATTTGTTTACCTGCTGCGACCATACGCTTGATAGTACCAAACGCATTAGTGGCTATGCTAATTGCTGTAACAGGATCAATCATATCTTATGCCTTCCTGCTTATATTGAGGCAATAATAAATGCCAACAGTTCGCTGTATCGTATGCCTAAGCGATAGTGATACGTTGCGTCTGATGGAGCATCTGCTTCATTGTCGTAACGGTGGCCTGTCTCTATATGCTCAGGAGAGCCTTCAACAATAACATTACCTTCATCATCCAACTGGCTTTCAATAGCAGGATGCGTTTTATCTCCTATCCACCATTCTGATTTAATAAACATAGCGTACTTACTGTAATCAAGCCCTTCAGCTTCAAAGGCCGCTTGCAAGTCCTGCGCTATAATTCCAAAGTGAGTACGGGCGTTGTCTCCTTTTTCCTCTACAGCGTCTTTCCATCTAAACTTCCGCAATAATCCTTTAGCCGCTATAGCAACACGTTGCTCTGCATCAGAGAGTGCTTCAATGTCCTGCTTTTCTCTTTCGTCAGATGTTTGGATTGTCCCGTTGGTAGCATATACATCATCCCATCTTGCAGACGAATTCCCCAAATCCATAACATTATCGTTATTAAAACCAAAGTTATCTGCTTCAGCAGGGAATATGCTAGTACTGCCGAATCCTAAGCCATGCCCTGAGGTAGAAGCATTACCAATAAAGAAAGTACCATAGTAAGCGCGGCATTGTGCGCCGGAATATGTCCCAGTAAATCGCCAGATATATTGTGTACTAGTGCTGACAGGGAAGTAAGTGTCGACATAATAAGTAGGACTGGATTGGTTTAAGCCTATTTTGCTTCCAGTGGTAATACGAGCTAATTCTCCCGCCATACCACCATATACCATTAAATCAGACGAACCGCCTGAAAAACCGTAACCTGACTCAATTCTATTAACGCCGTTATATCCGCCAATACCTATCCATGTATCATTGAGGCCATCTTCGTTTATAAACCTTGCTTTCGCAGTATTGCTATTAGCACTCCATCTGATATCGCAACCATTACCTGACCTAAGCCCCTGATGGGTAGCTAATGTGTTGTCATCAAGTTCATCTATTGTGGCTCCTTGTACAGCATACCCAGTGATACTGTTTTGCACTACTGGAGTAACAGCAGTAAAGTCATTGTAATATGACACCTCACCTGTTGAGTGGATTCTTACAAAATAATTAGACGATGTGGTTACATAAACTTGGAGCTTTTTAGTTCCGTATGTGGGGTCAGCAGTTTCTTGTAGAACACGCACTCCAGTTATTCTGTTTGCATGCCCACCACAATTTAATACTGTGAATGCAGTATCAACATAGCTACGCATCCAATCAATTCGGATAAAAGAGTGGTCACCTGATTCACCATCAGTTACAAACACTTCACCGTGGTATCTGCTACTTGTACACTCTGCTACAGTAATCCACCCTGCTCCTGCTGTGCCATTAGCTGTAGATACCTTTCTATACAAAGCTGATTTGTGGTCACCGTCTAATAAATCAGCATCTAGGCCAGAGCCTGAGCCATCGTTTCCTGCGTGCCATACAGTATTCCCAAGACCGCCAATACTTAACGATCCGCTACTCAAATCAATCGCACTGTTAGCGTTTTGCGTTAACGCTCTCAGGTGTACGTCTGCCGTACCGCCAAAGCGTATGCCATCATTTGGCTCTAAACTTATACCATCAGTAAAAGTTATTCGATTAGCCGCTGTGTCAGCCGCATTGCTTCGTAGGTACTTGGTATCAGTTTGAGTAGTAATGTCAAACGATGTCAGATACCCTGCGGAAGCATGGTTGCCCCATCCAAACGCTGTGTCCCAGTTTGATGAATTGTCAGTGAACGGTAGTGTGTAGTTGTTAGCGTTTGTGGCTACACCGTCCAACTTAGTCTTTAACGCATCAGTAAAGTTGTTTTGAGTAAGCCCACCATCACCTACACTGTAAGTTGTGTTTGTGTCGGTACTGGTAATCGTAAAGTTGGGATATGTACCAGAGATACTAGTAGCACCCGCTCCTGTGAGTGCGACAGTTTGGTCAGCTTGTGCAGCTGTAGCGTAATCACTGGCAGCAGTAGTAGCTGCTGTGCCTAAACCTAAATTCGTTCTGGCCGTCCCTGCATTGTTCAAGTCTGACAGATTGTTTGTCGCCAGCAACGCACCAGACAATGAAGCGTAGGCATTTACCCATGAGCTTCCTTCGTACACCTTCATGTCATCGGTGGTGGTGTTGAAATAGAGCATACCCGCAGCTAGAGCATCACCATCGTTGTCTGTTGTCGGATCGCTTGCTTTCGGGCCAAGGTATCTATCATCAAATGAATCAAAGGCTGCTAATGCTGCATCTCTTGCAGACTCTGCGGCAGTCTGTGCAGTAGCTGCGGAAGTAGCACTGTTAGATGCATTAGTCTCTGATGTAGAGGCATTAGTCTCTGATGTCGCTGCGTTAGTAGCAGAGGTAGCTGCGTTAGTAGCAGATGTCGCTGCGTTAGTAGCAGATGTAGAAGCTGCTGTTGCTGAGCTTGCTGCATTAGTTTCAGAAGTAGAAGCGGCACTAGCGCTGTTACTTGCATTAGTAGCAGACGTAGCTGCGTTAGTCTCTGACGTAGCCGCATTAGTAGCAGATGTCGATGCTTCACTAGCTTTAGTGGCAGCAGTAGAAGCAGAGGTAGCTGCATTGGTTTCTGATGTAGCTGCGTTAGTCTCTGATGTAGAAGCTGCTGAGGCTGATGCTGCTGCATTTGTTTCTGAAGTTGAAGCATTAGTAGCAGACGTAGCTGCATTTGTTTCTGACGTAGCTGCGTTAGATTCAGAGACAGCAGCATCGTTAGCAGATGTAGAAGCAGCTGTTGCTGAGCCGCTTGCTGAAGTGGCACTAGAAGCTGCGTTAGTTTCTGATGTCGCTGCATTAGCCGCAGCTGTAGAAGCTGCTGAGGATGCTCCACCCGATGAAGTAGCACTAGCAGCTGCGTTAGTAGCAGAGGTAGCCGCTGCTGTTGCAGAGTTAGCTGCATTAATTGCAGCTTGTTCAGCAGTACTTAAATGTACTCCTGACGTATCATCATAATCTTCATAAAAGCCTGTCATATCTTATCTCTTAGGTATGATGCCAATAGTAGAGCCAGACCAATCAGCATCGTCTGCCATTTTCATTATATCTTGTGCTGTTGCTTTAAACTTAGCTTCCCATTGTAAAGCGTCTTCAGTATTCTTTGTATATAAAGATAACTCAGATAATGCACCATAAAGTAAAAGATCAGTGCCATGCTCTACAAACCAGTTCGTATCTGTATCATTAACAAGATCAGCAGCTACATAGTAATAGTACAAATCAGCAGAGCTAACGTCTGAAGTAGGAGCAATAATAAACTTACTCTGCTTACGTGCAAAGTATTTAGGGTTACCTTGGTTGTTCTGCTGCTGAGTTACAAAAGCAAGGTCTTTACGTTCAAGCTCTACTGCCTTACCATTAACTGTAACTACAAGAGACTTTGCTTCTAAGTAATCAGCAGGTAACAGTAAAGTATTATTAGATACTGAAATTGTAGAAAAGCCCTCCAAGATAGGAAGGCGTAGAATTCTGTTTGCACGGTCTTGAGCTATATTGATAAACGAATCAATAACTGAATTTGATATATCTGTGCGATTACTCCAATCTTTAACTAGAGTTCGGAGTTCTCCTAAATTGTTTACTGCCATTATATACGCCCATTATCTGTACGGAGTTTTAAATAATCTCTATCTCTTAAACGAGCCATCATCTTTGCTTTTAAAGATGGATCATTGAAAAGTTGGTACATAGAACAGTTCCATTCTTTACACCAAGCATTGATTAGATTAAGGGGAATAGAGGCAACCTTACGACCAAAGGTATCTCTGTTAGTCCGGTTTAGATTATTATCCGCTTCTATCTTATTGTTAGCGAATATTTGAGAAAAGTCTTGAGTAGTTCCAATACTGATAGTATCATCGTTGTTTTGAATTATATGTGTATGAACATCAGACATAGCTACTCCTAGAAATAAGAAAGCTGAGCTGCCTAAGAAGACAGCTCAGCTATGGATTACCTACTTAAGAAGTAGATAGGTCACGGATAGCACCAGAAGATGCTTCGTTTTTAGAACACAAAGTGTACTCTACCAACAGTTCTTTCTGATCAAAGTCACCAGTCTTAGCCAGATCAATAGTCTGGAAATCACGGTAAGTATCAACAGAGAACATGTCTGGCTGCATAACCAAAACAGTGTCAGTGAGCATCAAGCGGTTAGGTACAACAGACAGATCACCATAGTCAGAAACGTAAACGTCTACTGCATTGACGATAGTCTTGTCACCTACTTCCTTGAACTTAGTTGCGTTACCAGTGAAAGCAGTGATCTTAGCTTTCTGGAAAGCACCACACATGACTACAGAAGGATTACCACCTGCTTGCCAAATGTCTTCAACTACTTCAGTAAGAAGAGCTTCAGTGAAAGTACGATCAGTACCTGAAGTGGCAATGTCAGTACCATTACCAGTAGGAGCAGCACCGCCTGAACCTACAAGACAGTTAGTTCCCAACCAAGAAGTAACAGAACCAAGCTCACGAGCAGTACCGCCAGTAGCACCTGCAACCTGTGCTTTGTCAGTACCAACTAGCGTCTTCTCCATGTCACGCTTCAATTCCATTCCTTTCTTAGCCAACTGGTATGCCATTTGAGAAGCACGACCTGCGGCATCAGCAGTTTCATTAGAACCAGAAACGCTAACAGTTTTAGCAGCAATCTGAGTGTAGTTACCTACGCGAGTAGTAGCAACACTTACAGCGGCAGGAGCAGCTGCACCTTCAGCAACTTTGTTATCCGCTGCTGCGCTCAGATCATCTGTCTGCCACTCGTGATAAGTACCTGCGGCAGAACCTTTACCTACGTTAGACATAAAAGGAGTGTCAGTAGGTGCGATGTTGTAAATAATATCTGCCAGATCCTCACGGATTCCAACAGTTCCAAAAGTATCAAATACTGGATTAGCCATTTTAATATTCCTTTATATAAGATTTAAGAAGTTAATGAAAGAAGAGCCTTTGCTGCATCTTCCACTTTACCAGAGCGTTTTAGCTTTTGCCGTTGTTCCTTAACGGCTCTAGCTTTTCGTGTTTGAGCAGTGGCAGGGGCAGACGCTTTAACCTTCTTCTTAATAACAGGGTTACGTTTCTTCTTAACCGTAGCCTTCTTACTAACAAGTTCATCATAAAGACGAGCCTTATTTAACACTGCAATATCACGAGCGGTACTGATAGTGTTAAGAGTAGAGTCATCATAACCCTGCTCTTTAGCATAATCAATAACACTTTTCTGGAAGTCTGGAGATAACCACTCAGGTAATATCTGAGATAGTTTCTCTTGTTCCATAGCTACAATCTTCTGCTGCTCTTGTTGTCTCTGCAATTCAGCCTGTTGTTGTGCTGCTTGAAAGTTCTGAATGTTTTGACGTAAGTTGTCTTCAACATCCTGAACACGCAGCTGCTGTCGTACATACTCAACAGGGTCAGCTTCTTTGTCGATTGAAGCAAGCAGTTCTTTAGACTTATTAACCTCTGCCATTTGTTGTGCGGCAGCTAGTTCCATAAGTTGCAGATACTGTTGTCTCTCAGCTGTCAAGTTTGTCTTAAGAGTTTCTAACTCTTTAGACTCTGCTTGTAGCTTCTGGACACGCTTAGTGTAATTCTTCTCTAGTTGATAACCCTTCTTCAGCTCTTCAAGGTTAACTTCGTACTCTTCACCATCCACCTTAACAGCGTATAGCTCTTCTTCTGAAGCCTCCTCTTGAACCTCCGCTTGGTCATCCTCTTCTTCGGAATCCCCCACTTCAGCGTCACCGTCATCTTCTTCCGTTTCGATTTCGGTTTCTTCCTCTACCTCAAGTTCAACTTCTGTGTCTTCCTCTTCGGTAGTGACCTCTTGAGTTTCCTCTTCGAGGGTTTCTTGCTCTAGCACTTCTTTATCTGCTTGCTCCTCAGAGGGCGTTAAAAGTCGGGCTACTGCGTTATCAATACTGTCATTCATGTTGGCATCCACTAGGGGTAGCCTCCTATAGAGTTAATTAGATTTATCTATGTATATATTATAACATACTTTATGCCAAAAGTAAAGAACTATTTGACTTTTTGTTGAAATTCGTAGTTAGATACATAGCCTTCTAGGACTTCCTGAAACATCCCTATTGACTTTTGCAAGTACCATAACCTATCTCTTTCTTCATTATCTTCAGAGACAGCCCATGTATTGGCTATGTTTTCCTTAACATCAGAGATAACCTGTCCTAATAGGTCATCTCTTAATAGTTGCCTAGCTGCATTAACTTTAGCTTCTTCGTCCAAGTTACTCTCCACTCATTCTCAGTTTACTATCCCCAATACCTACTGGGCGTTTCTGTTGAGCTTCTAGTCCTAGTTCAGCAGCTTCTTTCTTCTTCATCCATTCAAACTTCTCCCTCTCAAACTTCATAGCTTCTAACTTGAGTTGGAGTTCTGCTTGTTTCATTTGAGCCTCTGCTTGCTGCGCTTGTGCTTGAGCTTGCTTTAACTGAGCATCAGCAGCGTCTTTCTGTGCTTCGCCCTGCGCGGCTACCATATCAGCTGAAGGCTGTGGCTCTGGCGGCTTGATCTCTTGAGGATCGCCAATAAACTGTGCAGCGTTTCTATACCCTGCGTTCTTTATGAATTCAGTAGCAAGAGTATGCACATGTTCTGGTTTAATCAAGTAGCCATACTTAGTCTCGCCAATACCTCGTAGCATTGTAGAGATGTTATTCAAATGCATTAGCTGTTGATCTTTGTTCTGGTTACCTAGCCCAACAGTAACTGCCATATCATAACGATCTTTCCAATCATAAGGGGCAACAGGTACAAAGCGGCCTCGCAGTTTTACAACATCTACTTCTGAGTTGTTAGTTCGGCTTAGTCGGTAAAGCTGTAGGAACAGCTCCTTAACTCCTGTCTCTGCAAAGATACGAGCGATAAGCTGAATCTTTTCTTGAGCTGCGGTCATTACCTGATTAACAGCAGTTGCAGCAGTGTTAGAAGTTAGAGCAGATGCATCTAGTCCCTGAGTCATACGGGAAACACCTGCACGATCTTCTCGTTCTTTTTCTAGTTCGTTTAAGAAGGGGAAGGTAGCCTGACCTAGCTGTGGCACTGGAAGCTGTCTAACAGCGCCCTGTACCTTTTCACGTACAATACCACCAATGCGGTTGTCGATTAGGTCTTGAAGATTAACTTGATTCTCTACGGCTGCATACCTACCTGCATTAGATAAGGCTAGGTTGTCGAGAGTATGTCTCCACATCTTGCTGCGGATTTCCTGAATATCTTTAACCAAGTCAGCAATACTAACACCTGTAAACTTATGAGGTATCATAATAGGTGACAGGTTAATAACAGGGATAGTGCCTACTTCTTCTTTGTCAAGAACCACATTGCCTACCATATGTACTTGATAAAGCTTCATCTCTTCTGAGCCTTCATCAAATACTTTAACCCAAGCCTTGACATACTCAACTAAAGTATTATTACCAAAGTCAGCTGTCTCATCTACATCGCTAAACCTAGCATCTTCTACTTGGTTCTTAATTAGGTTTGATCCGTGTCCTTCAGATATATCTTCACGGTTAAATCCTGCATCGATGAGTGATCCAATACTAACGTCTTGCACCCGTGCAACAAAGTCTGCATCCTTGATACTCTTGCTTCTCGCTTTAATCCTAAACTCAGAGGATGGGATGTTGTCAACGACTGGGCGACCCCTATAGTTAGTACGACGAACAGTAACATCATAGAGGTTGGGGTCTTCTTCGTTAACTTCCTTATTGACAATTTCTAAGTTCTCTTCTTCTTCTAGTGCTTGAAGTTCAATATCTTCAATAGCGATAAAGTTCTCAATATCGCATAATTCATCTTCTGACCAACTTACTTCTACTAGGCCGTTCTTCATTAACAATGCATCTTTGAACCATGTATATAATACGTTAAACCCATCGCATCGTTTATCAAATACATAGTTTAGATATTCAGTAGCTTGTCGTGCAGCTTCTTCATCCTCTGCACCTGTAGGCTCAAACTCTACAAACGTATCACCTGAAGCAAATATCTTCATAAGAGAAGGCATAATACCTTCAACTGTCTTTAGCGTATCTCTTGTAACTACAGTGGAGAATCCTTGCTCTTCATCTCCAAAAGGCTTACCATAATAGTAATCCAGAGCTTCTGCTTGTTGATCTGCTAGATCTCCGTTAGACCATGAGTCAGCAGAGCTGAGTTCTCTACTAACTACTTCAGATAGTTGTTCATTTGTGATAGTACTAGCCATCTATACATTACTCCAGTTTTTAATAGGAAGAGATTTATCACCATAGTCATACCAAGAAGAAGAACGCCCTGCCACTGCATATTGAGCGCACATAACAGCGTATCTGGTTGCTGACATAATATCATCTTTGATAGGAACTATCTTCCCATCCTTTCGGTGATATGCTCTGAATTCTTGAAACCATTCATGTAAATGCGAGAAGACCTTAAACCTACCTGTCTCCATTCTCTGTAGCATCTCCATAATGGAGGGTTCTATAAAGTTGTTACCCTTACCTGTATCTCCCGCAGCTTTAGGGTTACGCGCCCAGTCATGCAACATGTTAACACCCTGATCTCTGTACTGAGAAGCAAGGCTCACTCCGCTGCCTTTATCGCTCTGTAAGCCATCTTTAGGCCACGCCACTGGTATCCATTGGGGTCTTTGTCTAATGGCCGCAGAATGGATTATAGCAGTCTCCTGACGGCTTGAGTAAGTGTCGTATATATAATACGTATCACTCTCTTCATCAATAGCTAACCACGCCACTGCTGTAGGGTGGTCATATCCAAAGTCAAGACCTGCTATCCTTTTCCAGTGATCTGGTATCTCGAAAGGATCTATAATCAAAGAGTCCTCTGGAACTGGGAACACAAGACCAGAACCAAATACAGGGATACCTTGGCTGCGTAGCTTACGCTCATGCGGAGGATACTGAGCTAACAGCTGCTCTTTAGTATCTTCGTCTAGATGCGGAGCATCATCCCACGTAGCTTGTATTAACTTCTGCCCCTTCTTCAAGTCATTCATAAACTGATTGACTACAGGGGTCATACCGTCCTCTGGTGTAAACGTCATCATAACGTAGCCGTTCGTTGCTACGGTACGAGTGATACACTGAGTGTAGATGTTAGAAGGTGGCTGCTCATCTAGCCAAATCCAATCTACTGGGCGACCATAGAACTTCTCTTCACCCATCTCGTATGACTTAAAACCAATACGTGACCAACCGTCAGGCTTACCATTCTTGTCGTGGTGCTGTACCATAACACTATCGTAAGTGTTACCTGTAGCGCCTCGCCTTCTAGTCTTCTCACCAATCATCGTTAGAGGAACCATACCAGTTCCCCAAGACTCTTCACTCTCTGCCAGACCAAACAATTCTGTTTGAAGGATGTCTCTAGTCGTGTCGTTAGATACACCCGCTGCCCAACAGTATACTGGCTTATCAAACTTATTACCTTCCCACCAATCAGGGTATATCCCTGTTAAGTGACAGGCTGTGATGTAAGCTCCACTGGTAGACTTACCAATCTGGTTAGCGCACATAGCCAACACCTGATGAGCATCCTTAGTAGAGTTAGCTAGTCCTTTCTGCCATTTATATAGGTTGAAGTGATCCTTCTTGTTAAAGCGAACCCGTTCTTCCTTTTCCTTCAGCAGCTCTAGCAGTCTTACCTGTTGATCCTTCGGCAGCCTAGCTACCTGTTCAGGGCTTAGCTGCATTCTTCTTCTTCGCTGTCTTAGGCTTCTTCTCTGCGTTAGCTAAGGCAAGTGCTGCTGTTAGCTTTGTGATTAGGATGCGTTGTTCTTCAACTTCCTCTTTGAGTGCTTCAAAGTTCTGTAAGTTAAATTGTAATCTCAATTAGTGAACCTCTTCTGATTTAACGTCAATAGTGTGGTTCTTCCCTAATATAGCTAACAGCTCTTTCTGTAGCTCATCATCCTTGAGATCTTTGGCATCTTTATCTGTAACTATCATTTCCATAGGCTTGTCGTAACCTGCTCTATAGAGAATGTCTTGCTGTGCCTTTAGCCGTATAGACTCTTGCTTAGCTGTCTGGGCTAGTTCAATAATACCTGACAACGCCATAGGTACGTGAGCGCCTATGCGTTCCTTAACCATTGATTCAACTAATCGCCAGTTGTCTCGTAAGCGTGACATAGCAGACCCTGCACTGTTAGGTGAGTAACCTGCTTTAGTCCAAGCTTCTCTGGCGTTACCTGACTCAACATAATACGCGACAAACTGAAGGAAGTTTTCATTTACGTCATACTCTGAAGGATCACTCTTCTTTAAGAGCTTAACCTTCTTACGCATTGCTTTGTCTTGTTCTGTCATCTTTACCTCTAGCGGTACATGATCGATGTAGTCGGTACATGCACGACATGGTGTTACATAGTTGTTATAGACAATGTGAATAGTTATAAGGAGAATGTTAATCACTGAATATCAACTTCAGTTAATGCCTATTCACTTTGTTGTTCTGTATAGATATATTATAGCATACTTTAGAGCAAATGTAAAGCATTATTTGTAATTAATTCGCTGCCTCCTATTGTAAGATGATTAAGGCATGGAAGTTTCAGAATCTCGCCAGAGAGAGAATGCAACCTTTCCCCCGATGCAGTGCTGTAGCGATAAGGGGGTAGGGGTGCTAATGAGAATCGTTATCATTTGCATTAGCGTTTGCGAATGCGAATCGTTATCATCTGCAAAGTATTGGCATAGTCTGTGCCACAACACCAAAGTATTGGCATAGTCTGTGTCATTACCTGTCGATTTCTGGGCAGTCTGTGTGTGTGTGCTACATCAACGATAATTATGGCCATCCCAAATCCATAAGCTATTGTTATATCTACATATATCAATATAGCATCCAATATGCCCAAATAAAGTATTGGCATAGACTATGACATAACATCGAGAGCCTATCAGAATGCCCGTATAAGCGCCGATAGACTACACCCATGTCACGCTATACCCTGAGAGAAACGCCGACAGAGAGCAATACAGGCCGTTCTAGAGCTATTCAACTATTGGCATAGACAGTGCCAATACCCTCTAATGCATACTTTAAAGCTTGAGTCAATACCTAATTTGTGACTAATATCTGCATTTGAGTCTGCATTTAATTAGCTAATAACATTGTTATAAGCAAATAAAGCTTGACACGTTCGCCGCACTCGCTAGAATGGCCGCATCAGCACAGAGAGCTGTGGCCAGAAAAGGCCTTACTTTTAACCACTATAGAGAGAGATTTAACTATGCAAACATTAACTAAAAAGAATGCAAAAACAATGGCACAAAACTGGGTTCTATCTGAAGCAACAAAACGGTCAACTACTGAAGTAATACGCTCAGTTTGTACCCTGATCATTTGCAAAGATGCAAAGAACATGGATAAGGCCGGAGTATTTCTAGCCACACTCTTTGAGGAGATCTACGCCAATGATAAGAAAGCGGGTGCATCGTTCCGCACTATGCTTGGCCGCGAGTCTAAGAAGATAGGCAAGGAGCATGGCAAGCATGAAAATGGCCTTACTGTCAAAGATGGGCGCGTTATTGACATAGCTCCGCGCAATCGCCAAGGCGCGAGCGATAAAAACGAAGATGGCTCTGCCAGAGATTCCAAGCAAGTACAGGATATCAATGACGATATCAAGCGACTCGAGCGCATTATGAACGCTTGCGAAGATGTCGCCGATCGATCAGCACTGAAGCGAGCCATTGCATCAATGGTTAAATAATTGACTAGCAACCGCGCCAAGGATGGCTTAGGTTGTTATAACATTGTTATAAGCGATTGTAGCAATATTATAACTACTTAAACCAAAGCGAGGAGATAAATATATGCGATTAGAAATAACCAGTAGCACCACCAGAGAAGAGATACTTTTTGTATTGGAGGCTATCGAGTCAGACTTTGAGGATCTACGTCAAGATAGAGACAGGCGTTATGATGCTCTTACTACTGAGGAATGGCTAGACGATGGCTACAGCAAAGTAGATGAGCTTATCGACTATGACTATAGATTCAAAAAGCTAATGGCTCAGAGTAGATTCTACTCAATAGCTCTAGAGGTAATCGAGTTATAACATTGTTATAAGGAATATTATAGAGTCCATGCTACAGCGTGGGCTTTATTAATAAGCTTTATTCTCCCCTAGCAGTCCTTGCCTCGCTTGTACAGGAGGCTTTTTTAGGGTACAGTTTTTAACTAACAGTAACGACAATCGGAGTGATTAGCTATGAATAGTGCATATAAGCGTATGATTAAGCGTCAACAGAGACAGCAGAGAATTGCTGAGATGTTGGGTTGGGTTGTGATAGGTCTGGGTGCTATGGTCTGTCATGGTATTTGGTACGGTTGGTTATTATACCGTGCTAGTGTCTTATAACATTGTTATAACGGGAGGTATAAATTATGGGTGGTAATTGGTTTAATACTTTTAATGAAGCTTTGGAGGCTGAGGGTCTGTTGGATTTATTCCCTATGGTTTATGGTGGGATAGAGCGTGACAGTACTTTGACCTTCACTATTGATGATGGTTCGCGGTATGGTAGGTTTGTGTCTATCTATCGTGATGAACGTGGTATGTATGAACGGCCTGTTCATTATACTCGATAGCTTATAACATTGTTATAACGGGAGATTGATATGTCTGATTTAGCTAGATTCTTAATAGAAATGTTTCTATTATGTTCGGTGATCGCAACTACTTGGTTCGGTCTTGTTGTTTATGCAGTAATAACTGGAGATTTATAATGGCAGGTGCAATTATTTGGGAAGGTGATAGCCTTCTAACTGGTGATCCGATTGTAGTTGTGGCTACGTGGGATAGTAAGAATCCTAAAACGGGTGATATGGTGCAGATGTATATTCTGTTGGCTGATGTCGAGCCGCATACTGCGGTCAAGTCTGGTGCTGATGTTGCAGTGTGTGGTAATTGTCCACAGCGGCCAAGTGTTGGTGGGTCTTGTTATGTCAAGACCTTCCAAGCTCCGCTATCTATTTATAGAGCATACAAACGTGGCTCTTATAACAATGTTATAAGCTACGATATGCTGAAAGGTAGGCCAATTAGGTTCGGTAGTTATGGCGATCCTGCCGCCGTGCCCTATGAGGTATGGGCTGATGTGATTGATAAGATTAAACCCAGTATGACTACTGGTTACACCCATCAGATGAACGATAGGTCTTTCGATAGGCGTATGGCAGGGATCAATATGATTAGTGTTGAGACTCCCAAGATGGCACAGAAAGCGCATGGTCTAGGTTTCCGTACCTTCAGGGTTACTAGTGATACCGATCAGCTGTTGCCTAATGAGATGATTTGTCCTAATGATACCAGTGGTGTTCAGTGTATCGATTGTGGTCTGTGTGATGGCGCAGGTGACAAGCCCAATATTGTGATTCAGGTGCATGGTGCGCTTGCAAATCGCTATGTAAGTAAGTACGATAAGATAAATGTTGTTAACCTATAACCTTATAACATTGTTATAACAGAGGAGATTTATTATGTATGATATTTATTGTCCGCATTGTGGCGAGCCGTGGGAGCATGACACTTTGCATGATGTTGAGGGTATGTCTTATCTTCAGGCTAGTAAGGCTTTCACTGTGCAGGGTTGTACTCTATTCCAGATATTGCGTCAGCGTATCAATGGTGAGGG